TTACAGAGAATCAAGCATAGACAAATCAGGCCGATCTCCGAATGGAAAATCAGAACGGTCAGGATAGTCACTTAAAGATTTTCGTACTTCGAGTAATTTTAGATAATCCTCTTTAGTCCTGATTGGTGACGTTCTCAGCTCTATTGGATAGCTCTGGTCTTTCTCATACTGATCGATACGACTTAATATTTTGTGTAGCTTTGCATCACGCCACTGTTTCTCCTCGGCCGCTTTAAGTGGGCGGTGACGTTCGATGTCATATTGCCACTGCCCATCCAACCATGAATCATATGAATCTGGCTCCATCAGCGTATGTGTCGCGGGTAACTCTCCGAGTTCATCGATCACATAACTTTCGCCATTATCTCGGTCGATGGCGTAGGCCACTTCCCCTCGGTGATCAAGAAACTGTTGCCATTGCCCATTGATAAGCTTCAGTGAATGTTGTTCTGATAACGGCTCTGGGGGCGCAATGAATGTGCACTTTTCCGGTAACTCAAAGTTGTAGTCTGATACTTTGAATTCGTTTCCGTATTCGTCATAAAACGATTGGCCAATAAGAATGTCGTAAATATGCCATTGTTTATCTTTATGCAGCACTGTTTGGGTTTGTGTGTCGTATTCTGGTGGTTTTTCAACAATTGCCCAATCAGGAAAATCACCATCAGGCTTATCAATAATAAAGCTCTGTCCATGCTGATTGAAATATTCATCCCATGTACGGTTTTGAATTTCATCAGACCACGTATCAGTTTCACGATCGTAGCGTGCAATCATACCGGTTTGCGATGGTGTATAGATACTTTGAGTAAAATCAGAACCCAACGCGGTACCTTTAACTACATGTTCTAATGTGTTTTCAATCCACCATCCCTCATGAGAAATGCGAGAGACTTCTACAGTTTGAGAAACAGAAAAATACACCATTGCTAACCCATCCTTACAATCCAGTTAAATTTAATATTCTTAATAGTGTTTTCGGTTGCACCAAAAAGAGCGATAGCGATGGAGTGAGCATGGGAGCCGATCGCCACAGAGTGATAGTGATTCCCTTCAGTTGTGGTATATCGGTAGCCGTAACTAGCATGGGCTGTATCTAAATAGGGGCCATTAGGACCGTTTGATGTACCAGCAGGATAACCGTGGGCATGGTTTCCTGTTGTGTTAGTATTTCTAGAACCTAAATCTGTACTGCTGACAGTTGAATTTGGGTAACCGTGCTGTTTAACTTGGTCTGCTTCATAACTGAGTATAATTTCGCCTTCTTTCTTACCTACAACCGCCATTCCTCGCAGATCTTTAAGTATCCCATCTGGATAAAGTTTCGCTAGTTCAGGGTTGGCCACTTTATCGAAGGCTTGTCCTTTGTGAATAGCAAACCCTTCTGGCGCGATATCACTGGGCCAAGGAAGTGGGACTCCAACAGGACAAATTTTAGCCGCTAGTTTTAACCAAAGGTTACTGACAAGTTTGTCTATCACATGGGTAACATCGAGCGCATAGAGAAATTTCTTTACAGTTAAGAACGTATCGTCATTAGTCCCAGCATCAACCAATGCATTGGTTGCAACTTTAGCAATACCCATCTCAAACTCTGTGGCCTGAGGGTAAATGGGAGTTACTTCAAGCGTGACAGCAGAGGCATTGTATAAATTTACAGAGCATTCAATTTCAAGTTGTATGTAATTGGGTCCAATGTCGGGAACTAGGCTTGGTGTGTATGAGCTGTATACGATAAGATCACCATCGCTATCATATAGGCCAAATTCTAATACTGACTTGTTCGCAAATTGTGTGCTATCCACGTAGACGAGAGCATTAATCCAACTCTCCGTGGTATTACCATCATTGATCGCCTGACGTCCAAACTCATTCACCAACTCAGTGAACGAGGAGTTAGGTTTGACATACACAAGGTTTGAATCACCGAGTGCCATTTCACTGATGACCACCTTCCCCCCTGCTAGATAGGCAGCCTCTAGCTTTGCCATGCCTATGTCTGTGACGACTGCTGCTTTTAAAGGTTCATTTGCCATATTAATCCATAAGAGTAACGGTAATGCGCTTGCGGCTGCGAACGCGAACACCGGCATATAAGCCACCTTGACTCACTGGGTTACGAACAATCATGTTCCAGTGCTGAGAGCCTTGCTTGTTACTCTCAACCAGTGTGACCACATTCTCGTAATCCTTTTGAGTCAAACCACCTTGCTCTTGAGTTGCCTCAATTAAAAAGGTGCCTTTGGGTCCTTGAGGGTTCATCTGATGCCACACGGTAAGCTTTGGGCCGAATCCGGTTAGCTCCAGTGCTCGCTCTACAGCCCAAATGGTTCCTTTGTACTTGTAGAGTGTCAGAGCCTCTTTAACGATTGTCCGTTTTCTTTCAACGATCCAATCATCATCCCAAGTATCAACACGAAACCACCAAGCTAACCACGGCAGATATGACTCGTGCACATGGTCAATATCAAGCGCCTGCAACCCTTTAATGGCAGAGCGAAGCTCGTTCATTTCCTCGGTAGTCAGACGGCTTAATGTTCTTAGCCTGATATCTTGCTTTAAGATTTTGGGAAGCATCATCACCTCTCGTTTATCCAGTGATGGTAGGATACCCCGCATCGAGAACTTAATTTCCGTTCGGCAGATGGCAGGTTTATAAAAAGACACAATGCAGGCCATGAATCACTCACATCGAGACAAGTCATGAGTACTGAAAATCAAACTACAAACACCATTGAAACCACCTTGAAACCGGAAGCTAAGGTTTTCACTTTGGAAGACATTGCACGAGCTATGATGGAATTTGAACTCTGTATTTTGAATACCCCAATCCAGTTTGGTGGCATGGAGCTCAATTGTGCGAAACGGGTTCGTAAAGCGCTGGTGAAAGACCGAATTGAAGCGGTGCGCTTCACCAAAGAGCAATACTGGTTTGAGTCAAATGATGCCATCACCGCGCACATTGCATCGAGCATTCTGGTGTTTGGTGAGCACACTGATGAGAAGCGAGATGAACACGGAAAGCTTACGAATATAAGCATGAAAGGTGAAGTTGTCGTTCCTGTCGACATGCTCATCAACCTACCGTACGAAGAGCACATCAATCTGGCTCACTTGATGGGAAAGAGCTAAACCTCGCTCGAATCAAATCGAAAATCTTTGACCAATCCTTTCATTTGCTGACGCATAAGAAAATAGGCATTGCATCCGTTGGAGAGCTAATGAATGCCGATTGGGCGCAATACAACTATTTCATAGAGGTCTTTAATCATGGCAACAAGTAATAACAGTGGCTACGCATTAGAACTCATTGTTGGGGTTAAAGACGCCTTTACGCAGCAGTCAAAGAAGATTGAGAATGAGTCGAAAAAGCTGGAGCGAGAGTTTAAGCAGCTACAGAAAACCACCACTGATATCGATGCATTTAAGAAAGCCGAAAACGCTCTGAAGGAATTGAATCAGCAAGAAACCAAAAACAAAAAAGCAATAACAGCCCAAGAGCGTGAGCTGGAGCGGCTTGGGCGAACACTTAAAAATACGGGCGTCGATGTTAATAACATCGCTCAGGAAGAAAGACGCCTGCAAGCCGAAATCCAAAAAACAAACCAAGGACTAAAGCAACAAGGAAGCGCTCTACAGAATATAGAGAAGATAGGCACAATTGCTGGCGGTGCAATGGCTTCAGCAGGACTTGCTTGGGCAGGTAATGATAAATCTCGAAATGAGCGCCTTTTGGCGGCTCGCAGTAGCTATTCGCTTGAGGAGGTACAATCGGCTTCACAGCGTCAATTCCGTACAGACTTAATTCGCATGTATGGCGCAGACCAAGAAAGCATATTTGCGGCTCAAGCGTTAGCGAAGCAGCAAAACTTAGGCGAAGAAGACACTCAAGCACTAACGAAAGCTACCATCCAGTTGCAAAAGATCTTCCCCGATTACTCATCACCAGAAACCGTTCGCGCCCTTGCCAACATTTCAAAAGGCTTTGGCATCAGTATTGAGGAAGCGGCGAATAAACTCTACGCCACCAGCGCAATGGTTGGTGATGCCAACGGGGATTTACTCGATACCTTTGCGGAGTATTCACCGCTACTTGGTGACAAAATATCGTTTGATCAGTTTGCAGCTTCCATCGTTCGAGCGCGTCAAGCTGGCGTTTGGAACACTGATAAGGTTGGAGACTCATTCAAAGAGTCATTCATGGCTCGTTTCAGTGATAAGGATGAGTTTGCCAAGTTGGTTGGTGAAGGTGATAAAGCAGGAACAGTTGATGCGATTGAGAATGTAGACCTACGAAACCGAATCAAAGAAGCAGCTTACCGAGTTCGCAATGACGTGGCAACTGGAGCCGCTCCTGGTAATAGCTATGCGGCACTGTTGACTCTTGTAAACAGTGCCAGCCAAACAGATGCCGCCGCAGTTAAACCCATTCTTGAGGCCATTGGTGGCACCATTATGTCTGAGGATATTGGCACCAAAGGTTTAAGTGCGATGCAACAAGGCATGCATGAAGGAGCAAAGGTATTTGAAGGTGCGGATTCGCTGGATAATGCAGCCAAAAGCGTATCAACGTCGATAGATAAGGCGACACAGTCGTTTAATTCAATGACAGATACAGTGTCTAACAGTGCTGCTAACTTGATTGATAAATTTAATGGCTTAGGTGATGCAGTTTCCAATGCTACTAGCTCCGCAACTGGAGCGATGAATGATAACTCTGGTTTAGGTTATGCTGGCCTTGTTGGCTCTATTGGTTTAGCTGGGTTTGGGGGGTTACTTGCTACGCGAATGGGTAAAGGCCTTTTCAATAAAATCCTCGGTACCGCAATCGGGTCTCAAGGTGGTTTCAAACCTGCCAGTATGTTTAGTGGGTTATTTACCAAGTCTGCTGCCGAGCCTGTGGCAAACGTTGCCAAAGGTCCTAGCTTTTGGTCTACGGTAGGCCAAAAGGCATTGGGTGGTGGTGAAGGTGTACTCAAAAAGCTTCCTGTTATTGGTACAGCGCTCAACGCTGCATCCATAGGAATGAGTGCAATGGATGGAGATACAGAAGGCGTTTGGCGCAGTATTGGCTCGACCGTAGGCGGTGGGCTTGGTGGACTGGCTGGTGCCTTGTTTGGTGGTGTGGGAGCTCTCCCTGGAACAATAGGTGGCTCAATTGCAGGTGATGAAATCGCAGGCTGGCTGTATGACGTTTTCAATGGTGGAGACGATAAGGTTAACCAGCAAGCCGTTGCCCAAGTTGAACAAACCGTACAGTCAGCAAGCGCACAATCCAGAGCCATCATCACTCAACCACCAGAGACCGTTGAGGTCAGTTTTGCTCCCGTCATTCAGATTGAAGCAACCAGTACCGAACCGGATGTGATGGCTCAAACTTTAGTGGCAGCACTGCGTGATATGACCCCACAACTCAAACAAGCCCTTCACGATGTGATGGATGACTTATGGAAAGATATGGATCATGTTGACCTCGGCTAAAAATAATAATACTGTTTATTTATACAGTTTAATTTAAAGCAAGGTTTGTTATGCGTGTTGAAATGATCGTTAAAGCGGATGGTTTACCAAAAGACAAGTTCTCTTTGATTGAACCAGAAATCCAAAGACGCTTGTCAGTAATTGATCCCGATGTCCGAGTTCGTATCCGCAAGGGTGAAAATAATCACCTTGAGATTATGGACAAGAGTAAAGACAACCGGGAGAAAGCTCACGAGATTTTGGAAGAGATGTTCAACGAAGCGGACGAATGGCTGTACAACTAGAAACCAGAAATGATGAATTGTCTAATGGTTATCTCATATTGAGTTAAGGGAAAATTAAATGGCACAAAAAACAACGTTACTATCAGAACACGGTTGCAGTCTTGTTCTTGTCAAAGAGCTTGACGCCAATGGGATGGTAATATCTATCTCATACAAAGTGATTGATGCCGATGGCAATATAAAATTTTATCCTAGCAAAGCTGCGGCTAAGGCAGCATATGCGAATAGGGTTTACGAAGCAGAACAACGCTTAGGTATTTCAAACTCACCAAGTATGGGCATGTGATTTTCAGGGGAATTATGAAATACAACAATGAACTGTATCGTAACCTAGTTGATACATTGTCTGAGTTTATTGATCACACATGTAATGGTAAACACGCAACGGATACCAGCCGAGATGTATTTTGCCATCTGGCCATACTGAGTGAAGTGATTGAACACGATTCAATGAAAACGGCCGATTTAATTGGTCGATGCATTAACCTGATTTCTGTTGGTAGTCACTTGATGTGCCGTTTGGAACCGTCATATATTGGATCAGATACACACCAACTTTGCTGTACCGTTATCAAGCATCTGAGTGAGTTATGCGAAGTGCAGGAATATCAGGTTTCGTATTGGCTAAAATATGCCAGTGGCAATTAGATGGCTATTGAAGGCAAAAAGGCGCAATCAAGCGCCTTTTCTTTTAAGTTGCGGACTAACATTAAATATTTTTCATCGACGCCAACGCTTGTTCAAACGTTTCCTCTTCCATTTCAATACCGATAAAACATCGATTCAAACTCAGACAAGCTTTGCCTGTTGAACCACTTCCCATGAACGCGTCGAGTACCACATCGTTTTCGCGACTGCTGACGGAGATAATATGTTGCAGCAAGTCTTGCGGTTTCTCACAAGGATGTTTGCCAGGATAATATTGCACAGGAGCAAACTGCCATACATCCGTATAAGGCACTTCACTGGTGACAGAGAACGGGCGGCGTAGGTGTTCGTATTGAGCTTTTAGATCATCGTATTCCAAAACCAAACTCTGATAGCTATTTTTTAAGGCATCATACTCTTCTACCAGTTCGCCATGCGCCTTGGCCAACCGTCCTTTTTTATTGGCAAAGAGCTGTTGGAGTTTCTGGTACTGCTCTTTGCTTGGTAATGTCCACTGGCTTTCACTAAACCAGTGTGAACACATTTGTGTTCCTGTTGCTTCATTGATGTCTTTTGCTGTCACGCCGAGCTGTTGACGAGCCTTAATAAAATAATCCATCAACGGTTTAAACACATGTTTCTTTAGCTCGCTACACTGAGAAGCGTAACCTGAGCAGCTTTTCGCATACCCTTCAGCATTATAATGACCAGCAAACAAGATACGCTCGGTTGCCGGAAAGAACATACGTAAGTCAGGCTTGTGCATTCTACGCCATGGGCCTGAAGGTTTCGCCCAAATGATATGGTTAAACACTTCAAAGCGGTTTCTGATTAGGATCTCGGTGTCACTGGCAAGCTTTGAGCCACAAAACAGGTAAAGGCTTCCTGAAGGTTTGAGCACTCGCCAGAACTCGAGGAGCACTTCATCTAGCCATGCTAGGAATGAAGCAACATCTGGCCACTGGTTATCCCAAGCATTACGTTTAACTTGGAAGTATGGTGGGTCGGTTAAAATCAGATCCACTGAATTATCTTCAAGTTTTTTAAGGTAGGTTAAGCAATCGGCATGAATAAGAGTTGCACGGCCATCGTGCAGAGTGTGTTGGTGCATTCTAATCTCCTGTTAGCAAGAGCCTTGAACACAAAGAGCGAGTGAAGCCGCCAGCCATAACGAATTAAAGCTGGCGGCGTTTTGCTGCTTCCTCTCCAATTCCTTAATTAAAAGGCTCTGGGTCTCAGGTACTCAAGGCATCAAAACACCAAGAGAGTCTATCACCATTGGTACTGTCATTATATACAGTTGTTGGTGTTTTTGATCAGGTGTTGTAAATCGGCGAATGGCGCTTGTGCGAGCTGCTCCAGTACGAAAGCAATATGATGTTCACTGTATTCGGGGTGTTGTGCGGCAATGATGTGTAGTTTTACCGCGCCATAACGCGAATAGGTTGTGATCGTTTGTACAAGCTTTTGTGCCTCAGGTGCAATTGTTAACATGTTGTATCCCCAGCAATAAACGAGATCACGACACTAACTCTGGCACACCATACCATCCAGTCTTATTTATTAAGGAGAGATAAAAAAGTGAGCAGCGGGCAAATTTTTGCCTGTCGAATTTTAAGGTTATCATGCGGAAATGGTGTTCAATGTCAGTCAGGAGACTTTCCGTGCCAATATACGATATGTTTGATAAAAATAAGCTTTATAGATGTCCTGTGGGCCAAAATCCTGAGTTCTGTAAATGCGGTTCTTGCCAAATGCAGCGAAATTGGGACAAGAGTGTTGCAGCACTGAGAATGGCCGAGGCAAAAAATTTTGCACCATTAGGCTCTACCACGCCTATGAGCCACAGTGTGATACCACCAGAGCCTCCGAAGCAAACCATTAAAGAAAGGTTGGAAGCGCAGCGAAAAGCCAATATGGATGCCAATGAGACAGCATTCACAGAAGCACAAGCTCGCAATAAACCACAAATTGCCGCTGAAAATATGTATTGGCCGCCTTACAACCCTTTAGCACCAGAAGGCCAGAAAGAGATCGAGGTCGAGTATGTGAAACCGATCGTGAGTATCGCGGTATTGTCGTTGGAGGAAGCCCAAGAGCTATACAGCAATTTAGGTGGAAAAGAAACGATTGGCACCACTAAGTCTTATGGTGATTTAGCGAAAGGCTCAGCGGAAGCTTACGCCACTGCAAAAGGACTAGGCGGGCTCGGAGTTAAGGCGTCAACGAAGACCATTCATGGTCGAGACTGGGTGATTATTCGTGATTTTCGTCGTCATCAACAAACCCTAATGAAAGGAAATAAGTGGGGCGCAGCAAATCCCAAAGTGGTTCAAGCTGGACTCGGTTTGAACGATCTCAAGGGCGCAGTTCGATATGTTCGGTTTAACGCAGGTATTGAAATCGCGTTTGCAGTTGGAGTAAATGCTGTCGACTATATACTGCGCGACGATGCAACCCTGGCAGAACTTGGCGTTAACTCGGCAGGAGATTTGGCAAAAGGGTTTATATCTCTAGCAGGCGCAGCGTTACTCACTGCTGCGATGCCAGTAACACTTGGAGTGCTAGGTACTGGTGTATTATTTGCAACTACGTCATTTGCAATTGGACAAATATTGGATTTTGTCGATGCCGAAAATGGATATTCAAAAAATATAACAAAAGCAGTAGAAGAGTATTTTCAGTGAATTATATTAGAATTGTTTTATTTTCATTATTAACATGGCTAGGTTGGTGGATATCATCTGACAACGTAAGTAAAGCGTTTGGTCCAATATCTTCTATTGTTGAAGTGTCTGGTGTTCTGAATGTATGGGCTGGTTTTTGTAGCATCATTGCGGGTCTTTATCTTGTCATATATTCGATAAAAGACGAGTTCAAGTTATCTATCCCGATTGGTGAAATCAATAAGGTCATTATTGTCTCAACCTTAATAGTGTCACCTTTGCTAACTATAGCCATTTATAGCCAAATGCAGTCTGTTGTTTCTAGTTATGTCGAATGTAAAAGTGAACGAAAGATTTCCAGTCGTTACTCAAGCCGGACGTATGCAGTCAGTGAAGAGTTATGTTCTGCGTTGGATCAACATGAGTAACGTTGGTTATGAGGTCTCCTTCTGAAAAGGAGACCTCTGCTATATTTTTAGTGTTAAAAATATCTGTTGCTCTATTTCAGATTTAGTCATGCTGACAAGCTGATAAATTTGGCTGCTATCGTATGCACTTGCAAAGGCTACGGCTCTGAGTGAGTCATCCAGTTCAAGTACGAACTGTAAACTAGGTAAGAAACTCCCATCCTTAAGCTCATCAAAAACCAACCACACTTCATCGGGAGATGTGATTAGCTTATCCTGTATCATCTCGCGGAACGGCTCTAGTTCGGGTGATTGTATTATCGCTTTGCTGAGGGTTGCCGTAGACAACCCTTGCTTGGTCACCGCTTTGGCTTGCTCTTTCAGCACACGCTGGCTTTGCGCATAAGAGTAATTCAAGATGCTTTGTGTCAGTCCATACTCTTGCGCTCGCTCCATCATTGACGCTGGTAGCGTTTTCATTGATACCAGCGGCGAACTGGTGAACTGATGCTCTTTGCCTGTGGTGGCATCGTTATCCAATGCTTTGCCACTAATCTGCTCTGATGCTCGTTGCATTGATGTTGGTAGCGCCTCATACTGCTTACGTGAAAGCACCGATACCGTGGCGCGGCATTTGTGGTGATTCGGTGGATAGAAGCTTTCCCAAAACGGGTCGTTTTTGGGTTTGATCACGCCATCGATCTTCCTGCACAGCTCAGTCGTTCCTGAGTCTAGGACGGAGGAATAGACCAGGAACTCAACCAAGTCATTATTCGCAATCTGAGTCCAGCGGCCAGAGTTATACGCCGTCATCATATTGTTGCGATAGTGCAGATCTAGCCAATAAGTGTTGGCTTCAGATACTCCTTCTTGCTCTAGAAGCTGACGAATATTACCCAAGGTTTCAGAGCGAGATGCGCCGCTTTCTAATGCAGCTTCATAGCGCTTTTTCACTCTGTTTACCGCATCAATACTGGAGACGTTCGCAACCGTAAAAGCACGAAGTTTCATCGCCGCTTCCATTTGACGATACTCTTTGGTATCGGTCGGTATCATCGCTTTGAGTGAATCAATCGCTTCCTGAAAAGGTACATCATCCACGGCAAGATAAATGGGTGCGTAGGTCAGCTCGATGGGCTTATCTTCAGCTTCAGTGATGGCATTATTAATATGCACCTGACCAAGCAACCAACTCACCATCATCGATGCGGCGTAGATATTGGTGTACTGATTGGTGGCTTGGGTAATATCGATATCGTCAGGGTTTGAATGGGCCTTGAAAGCCGTTTCTAATTCCCTTGAAAGGCTCTTGATAGTTAAAGATAACGCCTCATTTTCGAGGCGCTGTAGTTTGGTGAGGTTACTGGTCTCTTTCTTATCGAGACTCTTTAAAGCAGACATAGGTGCTTTCCTGGTATATCTGAAAATTCCAGACTTGGATGTTGATTAAAACCTTGTACCGGTTCAACCCCTGAGCCGTTCGCCAGTGCAGATTCCAACATGGCTTTGTAGGCATCTTCATCCACTCGGATTTTGATACTGCCTTCACGCCCATTAGCTAAGAATATCCACTTAAACAGTGTATCGTTGAGCGTCTTATGCACCATGCGAGCATCGCGTTTGGAGACGCGCATAGCCGCACGTTCGTGAACTTCACCCAATGAACGAGAGCCGTATTTTTGATTGCCACCCGTGAGAGTCTGCCCTGTGATGCGCTTGGAGATTTTATTGTCGATGTATTCAATAGTACGCAGTAGCTCGTCCACCTTGCCGTTCGCATCGAGCGCAACAATCTCTTTCACGCCAGACAGGGCAACCGCATCGCCGTTCATCACAGGAGCCAATGAGTTTGCAATCGCTTGCAAGTCATTTTCGCCATTGGCATTTTCAGCCAATGCAATAGCCGTAGGAATGGCATACTTCTCACCCAAGCGTTCGATGTTCGCCCAGCTAATCCATTTACTTTGCCAGATTGGCCAGACTGATTCTAAGATGGTTTCGCCGTACGGACGCTCAGTGGTCGCATTGCGCAGAACGGGAATGACTTTACCTGTCACCGGTGTTCTTGCGGTGTAGTCCGCCGCGCTGTACACCAAGGTGCCATCTTTTAATAGACGAAAGTCTTCAGGGCGTTTTTGCTCAGAATTAGTGAGGACAAGCAAAGATCCATCTTTATCCCAAATCAGCTCCACTGGCATAAAGCCAAATTCGGTGGCACTGAGCATCTGCTCCATGAGCATTTCTAAATCAAAGTCCACCGTCACCTCGTTGTAAAACGCGATGTCACTGGCAGAGCCTTCAATCACGTAAGGCACGGTCATGGCGGTGGCATGGCGCATTTCAATGTCTGACGCCACCTCTTCATCGAGCAACATGGCGCGAATCGCACCAAAATAGTAGTTACTGCTTTGGTAACGCGCATTGCCCAACTCGGTTGGCAGTGGATAGTGATTAACGATAACGTCGGTGGGAAGCCGAGCGATAAGGGACGACAATGTGAGATTCTTTATCACGGGCAATCGCAGCTCCTGTGTATTGAGCGCCACTTTCAGCGCCATTATTCAGACCAAGTAAAGAATTGATTAACGCGATGGCTTCCTCTTTGCGATCGTCAAAATCAAACTCGCTGATTTCGCCCAACTCATAGATAGCCATTTGAGTCATGGCTTCAGTCAGCACTTCTTTATCATCATCGCTGTAGAGTCGGGTCAGTGCATTTTTTTGACCAAGATAGGCATAGCACCAACGGGCGGAAGATTGGCAGGCGGTCTGAGCATTTCTGTCGTCGTTGTAAGTTAAGGACTCATAGATTTGCCCATCCAGAGAGTCAGCAACTCCCTGGATGGTGACCATCGCTCTTAACTGAGTAAGGGTAATAGCCATTAATCGTTCCTTACGCCAGTGCGTTGTCTGCCCAACAAATGGCATCAACGATAACCGCTGGTAACGGCTTGGACATGGTGTAAACATCTGCACCACTTGGATCATCCACCTTCTTCACTTTTGAGAAGAAGGGTAATGCCTGAAGACCTGCGTCTAAATCATCCAGTGCCGCGTAGTAAAGATTGTGACCTGCATCGAGATCAATCATCACCATCTTGTCATCATCAACGGTTTTCACTCGAGTTTTGACACCGCCTACCATGGTTTCGTAAGAGCCGCTTTCGGAGTGGATAATATATCCCCCCACATTCACTTGGCTTTTACCGACTTTGACATCGAGCACATTCGATTTGTTTTGGCCTGCCAGTGTCAGAATGCGAGCGAATAACGTCTTACCACATAGGGTTTCTACGTTAATGCCGTAGCCTTTTGCCTGAATGGCTTCATCCATTTCTTGCAGTGCGGTGTACACCATTTCAATCGTTGCATCAGCAGCATTCAGTGCGGTCGCAAAGTGGTAGCGAAGGGTTTCGCCATAATCGACTTCAAATAATTCCATCGCACCATCGGTGGTTTTCATGGGGTAAGCAATCTTACCTGTAAGCGATTGAGCACACAGCGCTTCGGTGGAGAACTCAATTTTTCGCATGACACCAAACTGGAGCATGTCAAAGAACTTTTGAATGTTCTGTAAGCCCAGCGCTTTCATGTTGTTCAGCTCTGCTGCGGAAATATGTGATACGGTCGAGAACCCCTGAGGCTCAATAGCTTGCGTTTCTACATCATCACCGCCTAGCTGATAAGCCTTGGTGCCACGTCGCACAACCGGAATATTAGAAAGAGTCTCTTTCAATGCACTCCACGGAATACGCACACTTGGGTAAAAGATCGCTTGGCCAAACACCTTATTGCGGATACGCATGGGAACAGGCTTACGTTTTTTATAGTTATTGAGCAGCTCTGCCCATTCTTGTGGCGCTAACAGGCCGCGTAAAATATCAATAATATCCATACTTCTTTCTCTTTATAACAGCCGCTTATTGAACGGCTGTGTGCATTAATGGGTGTGGTTACTTCTCTGAGCCAGACTCAGGCGCATCGACGCTAGGTTGTGGTGAGCCATCCGTTGATGGGGCGTTCTCGTTTGGTGATGCATCTTCAATCACTAAGCCGAAACTGTCCTCAACACGTGGGTAGTCACCTTTTTTGGTAAACGCCACTTGAATGGAGACTTCACCATTACCCACAGGGGTGATGACGCCTGTCTTCTCATCCACAGTAGCCACCGAAGTGTCACTGGAGGAATACTTCACAACTTGCTCGTAGGGGTTGTTGATCCCCAAACTGAACTTGCCTTCGTTATCACCATCAGAAAACACAAGAGTGGCGTAAGGCACTGGCGCATCATCCACTTTCACGAAGCCGACGTGCTCCAACGTTGAATCATCTTCAAGGCTTTTATCTTGGATAGATTCAGCGGAGGCTTTCACTGCAGGCTGACCCAGTTGGTGATACACATCGCCTTCACGTTTGAGGATTTGCAATTTCGCAATGGCTTGCTCAATCAAATCGTTTCGACGTGAGTGATGCAGCAAGGTGCGAGGATGTGCCCCCATCTGTACAAAAGCGTTGGACGCTTCACGCAGCGCTTTGGAAAACACACCATCTTGTTTGGCTTTTTGTTGTTCTAGCGGGCTCATAGCCAGGATCCTTCTGTGAACAGATGAGATAATGACAAGGCGAACTCATTGGAAGCGGAAAGCGCACTACCATCGGCAAGCACAACGCGATCACGAAGGTAAGCACCAAGACGAAGTGTAGAAACCGATACATCACCTTCCATTTGTTTTGCGATCACAATACCCAGCGTAACTTGAGTCACCGTCAGGCTTCCTGCACCACCATCTTGTACGGTTATCAAAGGGGAACCGTCCCAACGCGCCGTAATGACACCATCTGTAATGACGACCACATGACCAGGCTCTAAACCTTCCACGGCATTGACCATCATTTGTTGGATAACGTTGCCACCGTTGTAACTACCGATAATGGCAGGTGCGCCCTTGATGGTCGTTTTCATTCCAAAATCCATTACCAACCCTCCGGATCAAAGTTGTCTTTTTTAGCGCTGCCGTTATCAGCCAGCTCTAAGTGTTGGGTTAACTGATCCCACGCCGATGATTTCGCAGGAGCTGCTTTCTTCTCTGGCATGGCTGTCAGCATGCTCTTGAGTTGACTGTAGCGGTTGCCATCACCAGGCGCGCAAAGCTCAATAGCAGTTGCACCTTCAATCATTGCTTTTACGCTCTTGCGCAGCTCATCACTCATCTCACGTGAGTCCGCAAGTTCAGTCAGCGTTTCTTTGCGATCACCCGCTAACGTGTCTTGCATAGCGGTAACTGCAGCACTGGATTTGTCGCCATCAGTGGTGGTTTCACCATCTGTATTAGGTCCGCCGTCTTTTTTAGCCGGTGCAGGCGAGCTGGGTTTAATGCCCATCGCTTCAAGCTGCTCTTTGACAGCATCGCCAAGTAGCGCTTTCAGTTCGTCTTTCTTCATCGTTATTCCTGTTTCATTGTCATCAAAGCCAGACTGGGGGCCGACTTCTGCACTGAGATAGATAGCGCCATCGCAAAAATCGCTATCGCTGAGATTCACCACATCACGAGTTTTGGTGTCCGCCGCAGGAGGAAGCTGCCCCAAGAACGCAAGGTGGTGCATGTACCATTCACCGTCTTTATCTGGCACCGGATGGATACCGGCACTAAAACCCTCGAATGCGCCTGAATCTTCCAATGCCTCCATCTCAGGGGTGTAGACCACTTCACCAACCAGTACTGTTTTTCCGGCTTTATCACCACGGCCGGCTTCGGTTCGAAGGTTGGACGCTCGTCCCAACACGGCAATCTTGTCGCTGCCTTTGGTTGGGTGACCAGGGGTCACCGGTGGACGAGCGTCCGGTTTGTAGTTGCGAACCACCGATTCCAACTGCGCTTTAGTGACAGGCTGACCATTCTTTTGAATACCATCAGCCACTATCTCTAACTTACGAACTCGCATAACCGCTCCTTACAAAGTGACTGTGACACCAAACTGACCAGGGTTATCTGGCGGGTACTTCGCACCCGTTTGCATGTCGAGCATGAACACACGCCCCGAGGTATTGCTGATCTCAATAAAGTGCACAGCAATGTTGGCGGTGTAAGGTGACCCTTCATCGTTGTAGCCAGGCACTGGCGGATTCTTCACATAGCCATGAATACGAGTGATACCGGCATCGATGATTTTCGTGCCCGTGTCAGAGTCCAGCATTCGCACTTGGCCCGTCATGCGCAGCTTTATCCAACCGTCGTTATTGGTTAGTTGCTTCACATCACCTAACGCGACGGACTGAAACTCGATGGTTGCCGTTGGCGCTTCGTATTTGCCGGTAGGCACTTCAACATCACCCAGACCACCTAAGCCGCCCACGGTGGCCATCTTACGTTGCAAATCCGCGCTCGCACTTTTTACACGTCCAACGTATTGGGTCTCATTGATGAACGTCATCTGGTCACGCCAGACCACACTTTTCTCTGCCATGACTTACCTCACGCAATCAGCTTGTTAAAGGCACTTTCCAAGCCTTTAACGTAAATTTCAGCCACAAACTCGACACTCTGCATAGGTACAGGGGGCGTCATTCGATAGCGGTACTTAATTTTGCCAAGCATCAGATTGGTAAGCGGGTTATCGCCGGCATCAATCGACACGCTGCTGTACACCAACGCCGTGCCTTCTTTCGAACGCAGATAGTCGTTCACCGTATCTTTCACGCGACCACACGTGGTGTTGGCAATATCGGTGGGACTGGTGAACATCGGAAAGTCCAGGAACTGACGAGTGACGTCTTCGATGCTCTCTTCAATGATGTCGGCCGTGCGACGCACCGAAAGAAACGACAGGTAATCGCTTTTGGCTGGGAACGCCGTCGAGTAGTTACCAAAGTTCTTCCAACCGCCATGGTTCATCAGCGTGGTAATACCGTTCACGTTGAGATAGTTCACATCACACGACGGGTCGCTTGGGATGTAGTCGAGCTCAATCGATGGTCCAATCACATCCGCCATCACATAGTTTGATGGGGAGCACCAGTAACCCGTCTCCGGCACAATGTTCTGCTCGGTTTGGTTGCGATCTACCTGGGCAATCAATCCACACAGGCTTGGCGCGTACCAATCCACGACCGTTGCGCCATCTTCAGCTAACACTTTCGGGCGCGGCCAACCCACATACGCACGTTGTGAGGTGTACTTTTGTTTCCACGCGTAAGCTTCTTCTGGGGTTGAAATATGCTCTGGCATATCTCCCACCCAAATACCGCGAATGGTACTCACTGCGGCAACCGCAAGCCCCATAGCGCCATCCTTGTGCAAGATGCCAGGAGCCATGTTAATTTTGGATGAGAAGCCGTAGGTCTGTTTCGCTTTGCGAAGCAGCGGCAGCGCTTCCATAAATTTCGCCAGCAGCGCATCGGTCACGCGAGCCACTGTTAATACGTAGGTCAATTCAACGCCCGCCACGTCACCCACATTGATGGTGACATCATTATCATTGGTGTAGCTGTAGTTACTCTTAGGTGCGAGCGTCACCGTGACCACCGTCTGACCTTCAGACAAAGGCGTAATGGTGCCGTCACTGCTATCAACCAATGCAATCGCTTCATCATCAATCGACCAGACAGCAGTCTGTTCGTATGGGTTGGTTAAGCCGTTCGGCTGAGAGTCTGCGCCTAAAAATGCGGTTGCCATGGAATCACCAAGCACAGCCGGACTCATCACTTTGCCTGCGTTCGGATTGGTTTGAGCCACCATCACGCCATAGACATGCGCTTCGTCGACATCATTCTCACCATCGTTAAAGGTGACTAACGCAGTGATGTTGGCAATACCTGCTTGTACGGGAGTGACAACACCTGTCACCGCATCAACGGTCGCAATCGCTTTATTGTCTGAGCTGTACGCAATGTCATAGGCGTGAGGGTTTGAAATTGAGATAGGCAAGCTTGCACCATCATCAATATAGATAGAGGTACTAGACGTGCTCATCGTTACGCCAGAGACCACAGGCTCTTCGACTTCAGGGAAGTCGCTGTCTTTACCTAGTGGGATGGCAATAATGGAGTTGCTTGGCACATAGTTGTGAACACGACGAATGGCATTTTTCAACGTGCCTTCACCGAAGACTTTTTTCGCGTCGTCGTAATTGGTGGTGTGGTAGAGCTTTAATGGCTCTGCCAACTCAGAGGTGCCGAACACACCAATCACACTGGACGACACTTCGATGACCGAAATGGGACCTGTGAGCGATTCGATGGTTCGGATGCCGTGAAGTAATTCGGCCATGGATACTGTCTCCTGTTAATCAGTGGAGTCAGTATCTGAGATTTCTATGGGGATAATTTCCGTTCGGCAGGGTTAGGCGTTGGTGAAATCGAACACTTCACTTTGACCCGTGGCGAGGATTTGGCAAGAAAGCTTAATGCCAATGATGCCCTGTGGCAAATCAGTTTGGTATACGATGATGTTTTCCAGCCTAACGCGAGGCTCGTACTTAGCCACCGATTCGGCAATCGAGACTTTCAGACCTTGCACTTCCCATTGAGGCTTATCAACATACTCTAACGCATCGGCCGCGTAGTCCGGCATGTAAATCCGTTCACCTTTCCCCGTGTACACAATCATAAAAAGCGACTGCTTAATATCGGACACCAAATCGGTATTTCGTCCGCTTGCTGCAAATTTGAGTGAGTAGGTCATGCGTACCCCGTTTGAATTCGTTTGAAATCCGGTTTGAATGAGTTTGAATAAAAATATTCGAACATTCACACCAGATTGAAATTAAACGCCCTTAGAATCGCTCTGAGAGCGTTTTGTTATTTTATTGATTTGCACCGGAGGTTAGTCTGCCTTCAGCGTCATTGTGGGTATGGCTAATCACAGCGACCGTTACCCCATTAATGGTGACTGAGCCTTGCATAACTGCGCCGCTGCTCATCACTGCCGCGCCGCCAGTGGTACTGCCGTAACCCGCCGCGCCCACCAAACCGGTGAAGGTGGCCGTTTTCATTCCCGTCAACGTATCCATCAAGGTGGTAGCTTTGACGACCTTGAGCGTATTAAGAAGCTCGGTAGCTCCGGTCACTTCCAGTTTGGCATCAATCAATACCTTGTCGGGGTTGACGGTGATGGCTGGTGTTCCACCGCCAATCTTGAGCACGCCCGTTTGAGTTGACTGGTCATACTCTAAAAGCGTGCCGTCTTTAAAACGAACTCCAAACTTATCAACGTTTGCGACATAAGGTTTGGCTGACTTGTTCGCCATGGAGCCAAGGACATAGCCGGACATCATTGAGCCACTGGGAATGAACAAGCACAGCACTTGTTCACCGGCTTCTAAGTTGCACGAGATACTCACGCTTTTGCTGCGCATCCCCAGAACAGGAAGCCAGTCAGATTCTGGATACGGCAGTCCAGGGAACGTGACCTTCACGCGTCGCAGCTGGGCATCGACTTTACTGACCTCCCCAATGCACACCAGTTTACGCAGCATCGAGAGCACATCACTGAGCTTGTTTTTTATCTCTGCCAGTTTGTTAAACATGCCGCCTCCTAACGCAGTATCCGGCTTAACGCACCACCGCCGAATCGAGACAGAGTCTGCGCAGCCGAGCGGATAGGCCTTGGTGTTTGTGGCACTGCGCCACCCATAAAGCCGGATTCAAATCCACTGATGGCCATTTCAACCGCATCAGGGCCATCATCATGGCCACGTGGAAACTCTAGGAACATTTGACGCAGCAGCGTTTGGGTTTCTAAGAACTGGATAAGACCGTTCTCCACTTGAGAAGACAGAGACTTGATCCGCACCTGCTTATTACCGCCTTTGAACTCACGAACCGGAAGACGCACACCTTTCTTCTTGGCGTAACGCATCACTTCTTTTTTGTAGATCTTCTGGAAGGCGACCGTTTCAAACATCACAAAAGACGGCCGATGTTGCAGATACACATCCACAATGCGTTGAGCAAACTGCAAGTCCGATTCCTTCCAGCCTTTGGCAAACAGCACATGATCCACCATGGTGATTTTGTGGCGAGCCACGACCGCAATAAATGACCAGTCGCCTTTTTTGAGTCCTGTTGCAGGGTCAACCGCCATACCAATGGTGCAGTCTCGAAGATCAAGTTCGTAAGGCTTGAAGTAGACAAACCAGTCTTCTTTAAAGTCGGCATCTTCATCGGCAATCGGGCGGTTCATCCATTCCGTCCACCACGCACTGCCGGAGGCTATCCGCTTATTCTCTAAGTCTTGCAAACTCCAGCGAGACGGGAACAGTGGACGCCCTGAAGGCGTAATGGCACTAAAGCGCAAACCTAGCCAGTTCGGCAGACGACCGTCTTCAATTTGGTTTAACAAGCGTGACGGCAAGTCGTCTGGGTGCATGATGGTATTGGCGATGATGGTCAGTGCGCCTTTACCCAAGTTCATAATAACGCGCTTAAACCAACGCTCAGCCTGACGACGCAGCGTGGGCGATTCCACCTCTTTATCATCCAGCAAATCATCACAGATGATGTGGGTCGGACGTTGGTATTTGTTCTTGATACCACGAAGACGTTGACCACGACCCACCGCAACAATGGAGGAACCATTGGCGAGCTTTATCTTACGCTTGGTCCAAGTGTTGCCTCGCTGCTCGCCGTAGTCGTCTAGGATAAGTTCGTTATCTTCTAAGTCATCCTTGATGGCGTCCATCATCTCTTTGGCACTATCCGCCGATGCACCACAAATGACAATGAAGGAACCAGGGTGATTGAGCGCCAGCCACAGCGGCATCGCCTGAGTGTTACGGGTAGTCTTACCGTGGTCACGCGGCTCAATATCAAGAATACCTTCATACTCGCCACTGATGGGTTGCTTAATAAAACCATGATCGCGTGGGTCGATGAGCTCTTTAAACAGCGCTTCATCTTGACGGTTAAGATTTCGATTGGCGGCAAGACGTGTGAGCGCCAGTTGGTATTCACTGAACACCAGCGTGAACGCATCGGGCATGTAGGTTTGACAGAAGTAAGAAAAGTCATGCTTGGATTTGGCGCGGCGTTTCTTGCGGGCTTTTTCTTCCTTCTCTTGACGTGCTAACGCTCGCGCTTCTTGCGCCTGACTTTGTTTGGCGATGCGTTTGTTTTCAGCAGCGATATTGGCGCTGTCACGAATGTTCTCTAAATCCGCATCAGACAAACCTTCAAACAGGCCACTCATCGACGGCCTCGTTTGGGTTTCTGCTCAATGCGAATTTTCTGGATGATGCTCACCAGCTCAAGCAGCAGCTCTGGGTGTTTCTCTTTGAGCATATCGGTGAGCTGACTTTCAAACTCCGCTTTCGCCGCATCAACGCCTTTACGAAACTCGACTTTCAGACGATCAAGGTTGACCTGTGCATCAGACAGACGTGCCAAAAGGTTGGCAAGTTTATTGGGATCTTTAAATGATTCAGGACCAAACTCCAACTCGCGCAGCACCTTAAACATGTAGCGCTGCATGATTTGTAAGTTCAGCTCTGAAATATCGGTGTTTGGACTGTCCTTGAATTCCTTTAGAAAGACCTCTGCCTGCTCTTGAACCAGACGCTGCTCTTCAATCAATTCTTGGTTACTACGAATGACACGATGCACCGACGAACGGGAGATATCAAAGCCGTCCTCTTTAAGCTGGGCGGCGATTTCATCCAAATTCAATTTGTCTACGGTGTACATCTCAATGACGCGCTCAAGCAGCCCGTGCAATTCCACCTTTGAGCGTGGGGCCATGGGTTTTCCTTTTTATTATTTTAGTGAGCTTGAAGCTTACCCTCATGTACCGTTTACATTTCCGTTCGGCAGATGGTGGCTAAATAAAAGGCACAATTCAATCCAGGTTCAAACACCATTCAACGGAGCACATCAGCAATGAAAGGTTTTCTCGATGCGCTGCACAACACCACCAAAGCGATTGATGGACTGCCAGAAACACTGGCTCCATTTGGGTTGCAGTGTGTGCGCGACAACATGAAAAGCGGCACCTTTAAAGCCAACGCTCCGCTGACTAAAAACACCAAGAACGCAGGTGCGAAACCGTTGTTTGATACAGGTGAAACTTATGCGTCGTTGACGTATCAGGCTGGAAAAGATGAATACCGAGTAGGGACAAACAAAGCCCATGCACCGCTGATTAACGATGGCGGCGTAATTAAGGCCAAGAAAGCCAAGCAACTCGCCATTCCAGTGAACAAGCAAGTGAAGAAACGCACTGAGGTGTATGGGGTGCGTAAAACGCTTGAAGGCTTAGAGCGCCAAGGGTGGAAGATTTTCTACCGCCCTCATTCGATTATGGGGCGAGCGCCACTCGGTGCGAAAGCCTTTGGTCAGCGAGTCAAAACCAAAGCGAACCGAAATAACAAAGGCGCGGATAAAGGCGTGTTCTATGTGCTGTATATCCGAACGCCACAGGTCAAAGTCTCCAGTCGCGAGTTTATGTACCTCAGTCCTGAGCAACAACAAGCGCAAAGAGAGATGGCATTAGAGCATTTAAAGGCAGCGATTCAATGAAAGTAATACGAGCGTTAAAGACATCCTTAGAAGAAGCGCTTGGGATGCAAGCGGTCATCGAGCCGTCCAATGCGATTGCCAGAAAAGAAGTGCGCGTGATGCTCAGTGGCATTCGAAGCATGAGCCGCTTGCCACTGGTGACACAAGGGGCTTATGTGCCTTACGAAACGCTCATTGATGTGGTGATTTCCGCTCGTGTCAGTGGTGGCAACACGCAGTGCTTCTTATCTAGTCAGCAGATGCAGCTCAACCTGTGTATGACCGATTTTCTGACCAACGATTTGATTGTGTTGAAAGACATTGGTGAAGCGCTGCCAGCAGGCTTTGGAGGATTGAATGAACGATTAACCATTGTGGGCGATGCGGAGATTTCTGATGCTCGCAAAATGGGTTCGGGTTGGAGCGAGCCGAAACGTGATGATGACTTTGAACACAAAGACGAGCTGTTTGTCTGGCGTGAAGATTGGCAAGCCACATTAGAGCTGACCGTGCACAAGCAGTTTACCAACCCTGAAGTAACCGAAATTACCGCCCACAGTGAATTAACCGGCGAAAGCCATACCATCAGCAACGAGGAGCAATAACATGGCAGAGCAATCGGCAAACTATGCCCAGTGGGGCGGCTTTGGTGATTTGGTGTTTAAAGGTCGTTTCACACCCAACAAAATCAGCGACTCGCGCACCTTTAAGATCAACAAACAAGATCTGGTTAACGGTTATCCCATGCACCAGAACATGGGCGAAGATGAGCACACCGCCTCACTGGAGCTGACCTTCAACAACCACTTTGTGGACATCACCAAGATGACCAAGCAACTAGAGCAGATGGGTGAAAACGGAGTACCTCGCGCTTTGGTGGTGGGTTCAACCGTACATGGTCAGTTCAGCATTCGCAAAATTAGCTGCACCAATATTCAAACGCTGCCAAGTGGTGTGGTGACCAACGTGGACTATCAACTGGATATTGTGGAAGTACGTGCATGAACACCTTAATTGCTCGTCAAGGCGAGCGCTGGGAGCAGCTTTGTTATCGCGCCTATCGCGCCACCAATCAAGCACTCGTCGATGCGCTCTTTGATGCCAACCGTGAACTAACCCGAACTATGACTAGCTTTACCTTCAGCGGAGGGGAAACCGTCAACATCCCTGCGGTGAAAGTGGTGAACACCGTCACTGTGGAGACACCACCATGGGCATAACCGCAACAGGGCTTATTCGCCCGTTCGCAATCCTGCATTGGGCGGGAAAGGATGTGACCGCAGAGCTTAGCCGCTATGTGAAGTCGATGACCTATACCGATGTGATGGAGAGCAAGCAAACGGGCACTGATACTTTGTCTTTGACGCTGTTTAACAAAGACCGACGCTTTTGTGATGCGTGGTATCCAACCAAAGGCGACACCTTAAAGCCGGGTATTGGCTGGTTGGATGAGCAAGGTCAACGTCATGAATGGCTATGGGGTGAGTTCAGTATTGATGAGGTGGCATTCAAAGTTGGCCCTGATGATGTGATAGTCGGCGCGAACGCCAAACCGCCAGTCACTGAGCGCGGTTTTATTGATAACGAGCAATGCCTTGTGCAAGAGAACGTGACCTTTGAACGTGTTGCTCAGTCTTGGGCAAAAGAGAGTGGCTTGTCCTTTATCAAAGCGCCTGGCACTCCGGACTTTCGCTTTGATCGCATCGAGCAACGTGATGAAAGTACACCCGCGTTCTTAACCAGACTGTCAGAGCAAACCAGTGTGCCGATGGCCATCAAGGGTAAGAACCTTGTAATGGGCAGCTTTGAATCCGATGTGATTCAAATCGACACCTTCAACCGCAGCATTCTGACCTCTCTTAATCTGCCTGACAGCGATCGTTCTAAATATGTAGCTGTGGAAGTCGAAGGATACGATCAACAGTCAAACAAACTCTTTAGCTACCGCGCCGGTGATGCCACCGCCACAGGTGACAGAGTGAAGAGACTTCGCAATATCGACAACGTGAAATCCATGGCTGATGCCAGAGCGTACGCCGAATCCTATTTGCAAAACGGTGAAGACGGCAAACAAGGCGCGAAGGGGCGAATGTCGGTGGTGAATACCATGCTGACCACCGCGCACCTGATTGAATTTTTAAACCTTGGCAAAGTGCCAAACCGCTGGAAACCGACCACCGTCACCACCTCCATCAGTGGTCGTTCGTGGACGGCCAGCGCACAACTATCAAGAGCAAGCTGAGATGACAAAGCGATTTCCGAACATTCCAGAGCCGAAGCTGGTTGAGGTGGACTATGACGCTGACCTTGCCAGTTTGAAGGCGCGTTATCAAGAAGGCACGGGGCACTACCCTGGTATTAATGATCCCGAAACCTTCCACCTTGAGCAGATTGCCTACGAGAAGAACGAACTCAAAGCGCTCATCAACTATGAAAGCAAACAGAACTTGCTGCCGTTTGCTGAGGATGAACGCTTGGACAACATTGGGCTACTGACCGAAACCGAACGACTGCCAGCCTCAAAGGCCCGTACGGTAATGGCGTTTAACTTTTCCCTGCATACTGGGCTTGTCATTCCACAGGGCTATCAAGTGATTGCGGTGGATAACCAAACCATTTTTGAGACACTCGAAGATACGGTGGTCAGTGCCGGCACACTCGCTGTCTCTGTGAATGTGGAATGCATTGAAGCGGGTATTCAAGGTAACGGCTTCTTGCCTGGACAAATTAACCAAGCGGTTGAGCCATTAACCGCACTGGAAAGCGTGACGAATACCGAGACCACACAAGGTGGTGCGGAGATTGAAGACAATGATGCCTTTGCTTATCGCATCTATATCTCACCATCCAAGTTCAGTGTGGCAGGTCCCTATGAAGCGTATGAGTACTTTGCACGCTCCAGCAGCTCGTCGATTAAGAACGTATCTGTCTGGACGCCTGCACCGAATGAAATTGAGATCAGCGCCATTTTGCAAGATGGCTCGCTACCGAATCAAGCCATCAAGGACTTGATTAAATCGGAGTGCTCAGGGAAAAAGCGTGTCCCTATGGGGGATTTGGTGCGCGTTGTTGACGCTGAAGATGTGACCGCAACCGCGAGCTTTCACCTGCAAATCTTTAGTGATTACGCGTCACTGGCTGAATCCATTCAAAGCACGGCCAAAGCGAATATTGAAGCGGCGATGAATGCATGGAAGACCCAGCACGGACGCGACATTGTGCCTGCGGCTTTAACCTCACTGGCGCAGCGCATTGAAGGGGTTTACCTCGCCAAAGGCACCGTGAAAGACAGTGAAGGCACGGTTATCACTGACACCAAGAGCGTGACCAAAAAACAACGACCGCTCATCACATTAGAGAGCTTCACCTTTGAGGTGGTGACTGAGAACAGCCAACAGACATTTGAATAACAACAATAACAAGAGAAGAAAAACAATGAATGAAACGGGAATAAAAGCGGCGTTGATGTCACTGGCTGACTTAACAGGGCTAAAGAAAGTCGTGACTTCCGTTACGGCAACCGTGGTCAGTTTTGGGGTGAATGATATTGCGCAGCTTATTGCGATTACCGTGGGGATTGTGTCGGGCTGCATGGCCATTCGTCACTACGCGGTGGCCACGCAACTAAACAAAGCCAAACTGAAACGCCTGCAAGCGGGTGATGAGACCATGATGAAGTCGGAGGAGACCTCATGAGCCTGAAAAGTAAAGCGACACAAGTCATCGTCTGCTCGGTGACGGCGGTGTTAGCGATTGTGTTCAACATCGATGACGAGCTAAGCGTGAGTGAAAATGGGCTTCGTCATATTGCTAATGAAGAAGGTTGCCGAGCCAAAGCTTACCAATGCAGCGCTGATGTCTGGACGATTGGCTTAGGGCACACGTCAGGCGTAAAGCAAGGTGATAAGGCAACGAACGAGCAAGTAGCCCAGTACTTTGTTAAAGACGTGGCCACGGCCGAAAAGGTGGTGAAAAAATACATTACTCAAACCCCGAACCAAGCGGAATACGACATGATGGTGAGCTTTGTCTTTAACTTAGGGGCTGGAAACTTTCAGACCTCAACGCTGCTTCGAAAGTTTAACCAGGGCGACAACCAAAGTGCTTGCCAACAGTATCCAAGATGGGTGTATGTCAATGGCAAGGACTGCCGAATCGAAGAGAACGACTGCCCAGGCATCCCCAAACGGCGTGATAAAGAGATGAACATCTGCTTATACGGGTGGCAATAACATGGATGCTCTGAGCCAATTCAAACGCACAGTTCTGTGGGCAGCAGTTGCCATTCTCATCCTGAGCTTATTGGTGAACTACAAGCTGTTTGGTTACACCAGTGAGCTAAAGGCCAGCAATAACACCTTGAGCGAGACCATCACCAGTCAGGAGACCACCAACAATCAACTGGCCCAGCGTATCTCTGAATTAACCAATCAACGAAGCAAGGCGCAGCAAGCCGCTGACGAGTCGTCGCATCGAGAGCGCGATGCCCGCATTCGGCTAAGCGACCGCATTGAACAATTAGAAAAGGAACTCAAAGATGAAACGTGCAGCACTGTGCCTATCGCTTATCCTGCTGACTGGGTGTCAGGATACTAAGATTGTGACTCGCTATGAGTATCAGGATGTGATTCAGGCACCACCCAGTAGCGACCTAATCGAATGTGAGCAGCCTTTTAATCAAAAGCCAAAGACCTATGGTGAAGCGGCCAGCCGCGATGAAGTTTGGTTAACGTACTTTCGGTTATGCGCCTGCAAGCTTGAGCGCAATCGCACCTTCTACGGTTATACCAATAAAAATGACGCTTGCTCCAAGCTGGGATCAAGCGCCATTCAAACTCCACAACCTCTTACCCAAACAGATTAAGCTGCTCGGAGACCTTACTATTAGCCGCTTCTTATTCTTGTCACCGCAATTACCCCAACACCACTGGGCGAAGGTAAAACCGTCACCACTATTGGCTTAGCGCAAGGATTAGCCAAACTTAATCACTCGGTCACGGCGTGTATTCGCCAGCCCTCTATGGGGCCTATTTTTGGTGTAAAAGGCGGCGCGGCAGGTGGTGGTTATTCGCAGGTCGCACCAATGGAAGAACTCAATCTGCATTTAACTGGTGATATTCATGCCGTAACGGCGGCGCACAACCTTGCGGCAGCTGCGATTGATGCGCGAATTTATCACGAACAACGACTCGGATATGACGATTTTGAACGCCGCACAGGCATGCAAGCGCTGCGCATTGACCCCAAACAGGTCATATGGAAACGCGTGATGGATCATAACGATCGCGCGCTGCGCATGGTGACAGTCGGCCGCAATGAACCGGGAAAAAATATTAATGGTTATGAGCGCGAAGATGGTTTCGATATCTCTGCCGCCTCCGAATTGATGGCGATTTTGGCTCTCGCCTCGGATCTACGTGATTTGCGTCGCCGCATCGGTAATGTGGTGCTGGCTTATGATTTGGACGGTAATCCGGTCACCACCGAAGATTTGAAAGTGGCAGGTGCAATGGCCGTGAGCATGAAAGAAGCGATTGAACCGACCTTGATGCAAACCTTGGAAGGCGTACCAACGCTGATTCACGCAGGCCCGTTTGCCAACATCGCGCACGGTAACTCATCAATTATTGCCGATGAAATCGCCACCCGTTTGGCTGACTACACCGTGACCGAAGGCGGTTTTGGCTCCGATATGGGGTTTGAGAAAGCGTGCAATATCAAAGCGAAAGCTTCTGGTAAAACCCCAGATTGTGCCGTGATTGTTGCCACCTTACGCGGTTTAAAAGCCAATTCAGGCCTGTATGACTTGCGCCCCGGTCATACAGTACCGGATGCCCTCTTCGCTCCTGACAGTGCCGCTTTACAAGCCGGTTTTGAAAACCTGAAATGGCATATTGATAACGTAAACCAGTATGGTGTGCCTGCTGTAGTGGCGATCAACCGCTTCCCACAAGATTGCACTGAAGAGCTGGATCAACTGGTTAAGCTGATTGAAGCCCTACCCAACCGTGTATCGGTGGCAATTTCTGAAGGCTTCGCTCGTGGCGGCGAAGGCACAAAATTGCTTGCAGAAAAAGTCGTTAAGCAGTGCCAAAACCATACTCAGTTTACACCGCTCTACCATTCAGACATGCCATTGGATGAAAAACTTAAAGCGGTGGCCATGAAAGGCTATCGCGCGACAGAGATTTCCCTGAGTGATAAAGCCGCGCAGCAATTGGCAAAACTGCAAGCTCAAGGCTTTGATCATCTTGCAGTCTGTTTGGCCAAAACACCGCTTTCTATTTCTACTGATCCCGCGCTTAAAGGGGCTCCAAGAGATTTTATCGTGCCGATCCGTGAACTGCGTTTATGTGCAGGTGCAGAATTTGTCTACGCCTTGTGTGGCAACGTAATGACCATGCCGGGATTGCCTGAAAAGCCTTCTTTTATGTCACTCGATATCGATCAAGACGGCAATATTGTCGGCCTCAGTTAA